CCAATCGTGTCCCAGTGCTGTTTTGCATTCGAGTAATATCTTTAATACGAAACACCATTTCTTTACCATTGCGGAACATGTCTATAAATCCAACATTCTTGGAATATTCGGAAGAATTTATTTGGAATTGTTGAGATAAAACTCCTGCTTCTTTGAAAATACGAACATCTTCAGGTTCAGCGTCAATCCATTGATTTCGGTCTTCGTCGGATTGTTTATACAATTTCCATGTTGTTTTATCAGCAAGCAAAAACAATGTTTTATTGCGGTGAGAAACCATTTTTGAATCTAAATAGCGTTTAATCGCCTGTTCAGTTTCGGATAGTTCTGAATCAATGCGTATTTTAGAGTAAAAATGGGAAATCAGGGTCAACTTATCTTCGGGCATAAGCATATCAATATTATGTTGAATAATAAAATCAACGTATTCACCAAATCCAATATTATGCAATGTTTGTAGATGATTTACTACGCGACTCGCATGTTTATACCAATTTTGTTCTCCTTGTGTTATTTTTACCAATTTAGATGCGTCGCTAACATTTCGAACAATAGTATCAATAATATCTTGAGATGTAGACTTCACACCTGTAACATCTTGTGTGTTCTCAATAACGGAAGCATTGCTTGGTTCAAATTCGTTAGGAATACTCAAAGAAACCTTACTGTTTTTATAATCGACAGGAGTGCTGCGTTCAAACACCGTAATATGTTCATCATTTATTTCCACCGGTTGGAATGCATAAATCTCCTTTTTGTTTACCATATTTCCACGGCGTCCATATCTATCGAACAAAAATTCTGTTTTATTATTTACAAAAGAGGACAAAGCTGAATAAATATGTGTAATCGGATATTGTTTGGTAACATTAATTTTATGATATAATTCGTTAAACGTGTAAAATGGTTCACCCTTTGTATTATCGCGATATAATTGCCGAATACGTCGCATAATTCGGTCGTTATTTGATTGTGCAAAATGGGTTGAATCTGAATCTTTGACTATATCACGTTTGATTTCTTTCCCAACATTACATTTGAAGGAACAATCCTCCATATAGTCACATATATCCGTGTATGGTCGGTCTCCAATACGATACTCTATTTCACGTTTGTCGGTTGAAAGTTGAAGTGTGATGTCTGTATTCGCTGCATTTGCTACCAATTTATCGACCGTAAAGTTATTTTGTTTTAGATTAAGAACGCAATCGACAGCAGTTTCTTTTATAATTCGCGTAACTTGTCCAATTAATTCGGCTTTTTTCTGTGCTAAACGATAAACGTAAATATCAACTGGTTCTTCATCGGGATAATTTTTCATAATAGTCCCATGCATATATATTTCTACATTTCTTAATTGGAAGGGTAATAAACAATGACTTAAATTTCGAACACCTCTGCCGATAACTTGTTCAATACGATTCATATTATACCAAGGCTCTAATACATGAAGTTGTCGAATACATTTAAAATCAAGACCTTCCGACCCAGCCTTGGAAATTAATACAACTTTTACCTTCTCTCCGTTTTTATTATTTGGGTGTGTGATTATTTTCATATCATTTGCATTATTTGGAGAATATGCTTTATCACCGGTAATCATAATATATTTTGCCTGCTGGAAGTTGCTAGTGACCTCGTTACGTGGTTTCATGGTAGTAGCGTCCAAGGGAACTGCTGGAGATTGACCGAATAAAGATTTCGTATTTGGTGAACTCCCTTGTCGTGCAAATCCCATTTCTTCCAATGCGAGAGACATGGGGACAATACCCCCGTCAATATATTGTGAATATATCATAACGATTCCGGTTGAATGACGAATAATTTCACAAATACGAGCTATTTTTGCACTATATTTTGAAATTTCAGAGGGGCTGAATATCCGACCATATTTTGATAAAATTTCAGGTCGATAATCAAAATTTGATTTCATAGGAATTTTACTAGTAGACTCATCTTTAAAAGTCATTGTCGAATTCATTCCACGTTTACCAACCATAGTCGCACGTGGGTCTTTATTTTCAACATCTTCAATGCTAACAGAAGAGTTGTCTATCTGAATTTCCCCATTTTCGATATGTATATCTAGATTTGGACTAGGATACACCATATTGAGCGCTTCAATTGGAGTTTGTAATTTTCTAAATCCGAATTTATCCAATTCATCAAATGATATACTATGCTGATTCATTTCAATATCTTTACGAATACCGTTAATGATCAACTTATATGCTCGTTCTTGATATTCTTCTAATTCATTAATATAAACAGGTAGGTGTTTCATTGGTTTGTCTATCTTGCGCCCATTTAGCTGGATAGTTGGTAAGGCAACCTGTTTTACGCTATTTCCTGCGAGTGCTTTACCTGCATTTACGAGGCTACCGATAGCATCGGGTGTATCTCTGAAAGTCCGTTCTTTCGCAAATGTATCAGGATAAATACGATATGGAAATGTATACGGATTTTCACCCCGAACATAGGAAACATATCCGATTAATTTGCGATGTAATAATTCGCGACCTCCGTCTTCGGTTACATTCCCGTCCGAATCGACCTGTTGTTCTTTAAAATTTCCATCAGGTGTAAAAATTTCATCAGAAGAAATAAGCCCACGTTTATCGTTTGCATTCATTAAATTCACTAACCAAATGATTTCGGAATATGAGTTATACATAGGTGTCGCGGATAACAATAATAAACGCATGTTATTGCAATTTTTTGCTAATTTTAAAAGATATTGAGCTGTTTTGCCGTCTGTATTATCTTTCGTCATGCGAATATTATGAACTTCGTCAATGATAATCATACGATTGTTAAAAAATTTGCGCATACTGGCGATTTCTTGTTTACGCGTTTCTTCGGGAGAAAAGTCCGCACCGGCAGGGACAGATATTTTTTTACGTATAAAATTAGCAAGTTCGACGTAACCCATGAAAACATAGTATTGGTTTATAATTGTTTTAATTTGCGAAATAACCTTTTCTTTCGAAAGACCCTTTAAACTAGTTGGATTTACTTCTTTTACTAATGAATTACCAATACACGAATCAATATTCCAAATACCGTCAACTTCCGTTAATCTGCGTTCATCAAACAGTTGCAGTTTAAAATTATTTTGAACGTTCGGTGCAGCAACAACAATAATACGCTGTTTCACCCCAACCTGTTTCATATAAGAACGCATTTCTTCGGCAATACCAATGGAACTACATGTTTTACCACTACCCAATCCATGATACAATAAAAGACTGTTATATGGTGTCTGAAACGATAAAAAATTCTTAACAAACAATTGATGTGGTAATAGTTCGAATTCAGCCTTACACATTTTATCGGCATAGGCTTGAATATCTCGAATTTCGCCGTCATATTGTGTATCATTAAATTCGGTATGACTAGCAATTTTCGCAGAAAACGCAGGGTCATTTAATGTGGGATATAAAAAGTCGTGGTCTACACCATGGTCACCTTTAAACTCAATTCGTTCCATTTTGCGACGATGCTCATTTGTATTAGTGCTAGGTTCCGATTCCCGTGTAACATCATTCTTAGTGCTCGGTATGTTCTGTAATTTAATCGTATCTTCTGGCGGAATCTCAGGGCTTTTTGCAGTTTCAATAAAGGGTTTATTTGCAGTAGGTTTACGAATTTTAATAGTTTTTCTATTGGTATCTGAAGAATTTATATTTAATTGACTCATATAAAATATACACGTATATACATTACGTGTATATTTCGATTCATTTATTTTACCGGCAGTTATTTTACATTTTATAAATTCTCAATCGTGGTTTTTTTACCGTGACATTCGCGACACAAAGCGACTAAATTATCTACATGATTACTCCCTCCATATTCTAAACGAACTTTATGGTCCACTTCAAACCATGCGTTTAACTGGTCATTACATTCTCCACATTTCCAATTCTGTCTTGATGCGACGAACTTCTTTTTAGTTTCACTAACCGACCTTTTTGTCCCTTTTTTCCCCGAATGCATCATGCGCTCGGCATATCTGGTTTGTTGATTGGGAACTTGAACAACTTCATGTTCCCCGCCTCCATTACGAAAGGAGTTTTTTGATGTAAAGTCGAGTATAGGAGACAAAATAGAACTTGTATTTTTATCAACAGGTAAGTATTTTAAATATTCGTTCGAAGTTACTAAGATGTTTTGTGCGTTCGCAGGATTTTTCTTCAGTAGAATATACAAAATAAATGCACCGAATACCACTCCACCCATTTGAAACTGTTTTTTATACATCATGATATTTTTGGTGTATTTACCGTCAGTATGCATATGAAATAAAATCGCGCCTGTTATTACAATTAGCCATAATTCTATGCGCATGGTATTTTATATAAGTGGTATAAAATAACATGATACAAAGATTTTTAATAAATAAGTATTATAAAAATGAAACATAATACTGTAAAAAATGCGATAACATATTCTTTACGTAAATGAAATCGTTCA